CCAGACTCTCTTAATGATGTTATTTTATGCGAATCCCTATCAAGGTTAACAGTTGGACCATCAGGATGACCCAATTCTCCAAGTGCTCTACCAGTTACAACGTTAGATTCGTTATATCTCTGAACCTCTTTTGCAAGAGTTTCCATAGGATACATTCTACCATTACGGTTTTTTATGTTTCCTTGGAGAAAAACTCCCTCAATATAGAGAGACTTCTTTCCATTCCTTTCTTCAGTTATGAATTCGACGGTTTCGATTTCTTCTCTAATGAGTTTCATTAACCTTCTCCTGAGACTTGGACTTGTTGGATATATGCATTACCAGTTCCAGTTGATGCTATAACAGCAACCATAAATGAACCTCTAAGTTCTGCATAATTACTGGAGGATAATGCTGTATGAGCATAACCAACTCCATAATCATTATTAATAATACATCTTGTGCCAAAATAACCATTAACATCAGAAGTAACATTAACTGATGCTACGCATTTATGAGAAAAATCATAGTATGATTGATCTCCTCCACCACCATCAGTTACTGATAAACTAACAGCATCTCCTGCTTCAAATGGACAACCAGTTCCTTCAGGAAAATCAATAACAGTAACATATGAACCATCAGCACCATTAACACCTGCGGTTGCAGTGGTAGTAGTAACTCCTATAACTCTATTTGCTCCAGGAGCACCTAGACTAATAGATCCTGTACCGCCTGAAGGAATGTAATATCCATTCGCAGCAGTAGCAGTTGGTAAAGTTCCAATTGCAACAAAACCATCAGTTCCTGTAGCAACAACTCTCAAAGTATCAGTTTTATGGGCCAACGCACCTGTTCTAGCACTAGAATTACTTGTGGAACGAGTCGTTGTATTTCCAACGGGTTTATGTGCCATTATCGTTATTGTCCAAAGATCATTTTACTATTTTTATTTATAATTATTCTCCAGCTACAGACATAGAAGTATCAGTCACTGCTTCAACTTCAGGTTCTTCTGGAGATGTTTCAGGTTCAGAATCAGGAGTATCAAAAGTTTGAGATGCAACATTTGGTCTATGTCCATCAACTTTATCTGCTGTTTTTGCAAACAACATATCCTTTATTCTGTCACTAATTTGAGAAGGTGATTTATCAGCGATAATCATATCCATAAGTTCACCTTGCACATTATCCATGTTGGGTTTCATTTCATCAGGCATAGTAATAATTCAATAAGTTAACCTTTAGTATTTATGTATTAATTAGAATAGAAATTTTTCTCTAAAACCAACTTAGATAAACGCTGTTTCATAGCGTAAACATCTTCCGTAGGTTCTATGATTGGTTCTTTTCCATTATATACACCTATTCTATTTTCCAAATAGAAATCTACAGCATTATATAATAACTGTAAATCTGCCACGGTAAAAGCCTTAAATCTCTCCACCTTTAGGAAGCTCCACAGGTTTCATTGTTTCAGACTCTAGATCTGGCTCCATTACTGGAGCACCACCATCCATAGAGGATGCAGTTGCTGGAACAGCATCTAATGGTAATCCAGTTTCTGGATCAATAGTGTCAGGATCGGGAATAGTACCGTCCTTTATCTCTTTTTTAATTAATTTATCTTGTTCTAATATCTCTTCATCAGTCTGTCTAAGGATTCTTCTTCTTACATAATCCTGAGAGAAATACCTTCCAATATATGGTTCTGCTGTTGCAACACTATTTAATCTCTCATTTAACAATTCTGACTCTTTTAATTCGGAGAAATGGTTGTCATATAAGAAATCATACTGAATATGCTCACTCATAACCTCCCAATCTTCTGGAGTAATTACGTTCTTCAGGAGTAATTGGGTCTTCAGCATGTCATTAAACATGTTTGAGAATCTCTTTCTCAAACGTCCAACAAACTTAGTAAACTTTAATTCGTCTCTTAATATCTCTGATGATCTTCCCAGATTAAATCCTCCTTCTCCGTCCATTCTTGATGGGGGTACATTGAGCGACCTATATAATTTCTTTTTGAAGTACTCAATATCCGTGATTTCACCAAGGTTTTGACCTCCTGGTAGAGTAGAAATTTCAGTTCCACGACCTCCTTCCCTTCTAGGGAGCCAGAAATCTTCAAGCATTGCCATGTACTTTTTGTCATCACGGATCTCTCCTGTATCGGCGTTGTATACAAGTTTATTCCGATATCGCATCATCACATCTCTGAGATATTGCTCTGCTTTTATCTTCGGTAAATTTCCTACATCAATGTAGAAAATCCTGCGCTCTGGAGCACGGGATAGTCTATATATAACCAAACTATCCTCAATCATCCTTAATTGGTTGAGAGATTTGATTGCTTTATGTAAATATGAAAGAGTAATTCCTTTATTTCTGTCTACTAAACCTGAAGTAACATAGGTAATTGAATCCTTCGCCATCTTAATTCCTTTGTCACCTCCCAGTGATCCTGGACTTCCAACTGGATATGTCTGTTTAGGATTGTATACAAAATATTCTTCCAATTGTGGAAATTCATATTCCATTGGATTATCTTGTGTCATATTAGTGACACGATACTTATCTTCTTTACTCTTCTTTTGTTGTCTTACATAACGCATTTTCATTGCGTCAATATATCTTATCTCCTGTAAACCTGCTTGAGGATTTTTTAAATCTATAATTTTATGGTAAAATAATCTACCATCTACATACCAGTTTCTATAAATTTCATGTGCTTTCTTATCAAAATCCATCAAATCTTTAATGAATTTAAAAGCATCTCTAACTTTAGTTTTTATACCATCACTAGCATTAAGATTATCTAAATTAATTTCTACGGGACTATCATTAGTATCTGAAACAAGTGCTTCGCTTATAATATCTTCTATAGCACTATCCGCTTCTGGATGAAGTGCCATTTCTCTATATCTTTTAACTAATTCAAACTCAGTTCTATATACGCCTTCAATATCAACATAAGAACCAAAAAAACCACTACTCAAATAATGATCATTCCCGTCCTCGTTATTTGGAGGAACGGGAGAGACCGCACTTGGGGGTAGTGATTTTTCGTCAGTGTCCTCTATCGAGAACCCAAAGAGTTTTGCCATGATTACGAAACTTTTTTACTATTTAGTTAGGTTGTCCAGCCCCTGTTAATCGTAGAGATTGAACTTGGAACTCAACAGTAAACTCTTCTATAGTATCACCTGTATCGTAAGATAAGTCAATAGCTGAAACACTTGTTGGAAATATATCGATAAATTCGTACTCTTTTAGTACTACATTTTCAGCTCCACTACTGTTTTGACTACTTTTTTCTGATCCTCTACCAAGTTGATAAACTTTAGCATTGGTCATATAAGCACTAGGATCAGTTGTTCCTAGATTGTCATCTAGATTAGCAATTTGCTGTGTCCAATTTTCAAAGGCATTTCTAAATCTGAAGTCTTCATCATTGATAACTGTGATAGTCCACGTATCAATTGTTCTGTCTCCAGCAACTTTAAAAATACGACCTCTGAATGGGATGTCAATGTTTGCAATATTCTGAGCAGGTAATGATGCTGCCTTGCACATAAACTGAAATATATCCGCATCCCAATTTGATACTACGTTAGGTGGTAACGTAGTAAGTTCAACTTCAAATAAATTCGGTCTAGCACCGCCACCTATCAGTTTTGATTTAAATGCCGAAATGTTTTTGTTTGCTCTGGATGTTGCCATTGATTAATTCCTCCTGTGATATTTAGAGCTAGAACTTAAACTCTACCTGCGACTTCTTCAAAGCTGATACCAGTTCTGGTAGCAACGAAAGTCAAGGTAACGTAATTGATAGACTTTGCAGGCTTCAGGAAGATGTCTGCTCGGAACTCATTATTATCAATAACATCAGGAGTGTTATTTGTTGTGTCACAAATAACGAGGAATCCGTAAAGTCCTCTCTTTGCCTGAACATCACGTAGGTAAGGTTCAACAATGTTACGGAAGTTTGCTCTTGTTAACTCATCGTTGAGTTCAAAGAGTTGAGCTTGTGCTGCTTTCTCAAGTGCTTGCTCGATTGTAAGGAACAAACGACGAACGTTAATTCTGTCAAATGCTGATGCATATCCAAGTGCAGTCTTATCACCGAAGAGAAGTGTTCCAATACCAGGTGTGGTAATGAAGGAATTAATTCTTGCAGGATAAAGTCTGTCTCTTTGTGTCTTACTTGGGTTGTATGCAAGTTTAACTGCATTGTTTATAACACCTCTTTGCTGTCCAGCAGGTGAGAACCAAGGATATGAAGTAATATTTGTGCGACACATTAGACCAGCAACGTCTCCATTACATGGAATGTAACGGAATTCATTGTTAAATCTGTCGAACATATACTTATAACCACTATCAAATACACCATAAGATGATGAAGATAATGGACTAAAGAAGTTAAGAACGTTCTCAGTCTGAGTCTCAGTGTTAGTAATGTTAACAACGTTTGCTCTATGTGGACTAATTGTTGCCATGCAGTCCTTTCTATCTCCAGCGATTGAAAGCAATTGATTTGCTTTTGCTTGAGAATCGCCTTGTGAA